AGGCGGTATCCGGTACCGGTTCGTTGGTATCCACGTTCACCCAACCAATCGACCAATCAGCGTGCGCAAGGTCGTTGCGGAAACTGAGATGCCCGTCGACATTGCGCCTGAGGGCGTTCCGCACCGCCACCTCGTCGGCGTCGAGTTCGCCGACATGGGTCGACAGCCCAAAGAATGACTCGACGATTGGGCTCGCGGTCATGGTGGCGAACAGGACGTCAAGAAGGAGATGGTTTTGTGGCGCGTGCTCGTCGTTTGGAGGGGCGAAATATGTCGCTATCGCACCCCGCATTGCTGCCATCATCTGCGAGAAGATGTCGATGTAGCCGCCGATCGCCCGATGCAGCTCTTTGACTTTTGGGTCTTCGTGGTAGCCCTGCAGCGTTGCCTTGAGCGCGGGCCAATGCGGGCTCTGAGCGATATGGGTTCCAAGATCCGCCGACTGTTCCGCCTCGGTCAGCGATGGGTCGTGTTGGTATGTCTCCAGGATCGAGGTGAGCGCTTGCGTGAAGTTGTCGATGCGCGAAGGTGGATCGCTGCTGTGGGACGACGCCATGACCTGCACGTTATCCTCCGCCGGACGAACGGGAGCATTATCAAACGTGTCGGCCTAGAGCTGCCCCTCATTGAAGACGGGGGCCGGTTCGGCGTTCCCCACCCGAGACCAGCGCCGCCCGCGTGCGTCAGTGAAGGTCAGTTTGATCTGCTCAAGTCCCCGGAAGCTGTGGGTCATCGTGAACGGCTCGGACGTGCAGCCCGCCGCGACGATGTCGAACTCGGCGGGCTTCCAACCGACCGGCTTCCCGTCATCGTCGGGCGGCCCCGGAATGAACACCATGTTCTTGCCGTAGATCCACACGGCGTGGACAGCCAGCACGGGAGCGCCGCTGTAGTTGTGCACGACCGCCCGTAGGTTCTGCTCAATGCCGATCTGTGGCGCATCGTCGTGGATCTGCTCCAGCACGATTAGCCGTGCTTGGTCGGCCTCGCTGGCGCGTCTCTCGGCATGATTCGATCTCCACTCGCGGGCGGCGATGTAGACCGCGCCCAACGCGGCGGCGGTGCCTAGCGCGGCGATGTAGTCGGGGAACGAACCCCAATGGATGAACCGGTGACGGACGACTATCAAGACGACGCCAGCGACCGCACCTGTGGCGGCACTTAGGACGGCAAGCCGTCTCCAGTGGGCGAGCCAGTTACTCACGCGCCCACGTCCGCGCACCCTTGTTTGTCCCCATGGGGGGACTTTAGGTGAAACGAGACTGGCCCCGTCCGAGGATTGCCCGGACGGGGCCAGCGCTTCGAGTCGGCGGGGAAACCGAAAAACCCCGTGACTCAAGTCGACGACGACCGGCCAAAGGTTCCCGGTCGTCGTCCCGGCTCAGGGGGCCGGTGTCGTGGCCCACCCCGGGGGCCGGTCAGCTAAGGGGAAGACGGCCCCCAGGGTGGGAGTTCTCTTACTTCGCCCGAAGGCGGAACCTGTCGAGCACGATGCGCTCTCCAATGGTGAAGCCGTCGAACCCGCCCTGATACGAGACCGTGAAACCGCCCATGGCAACGGTATTCGCGAGCTGCGAGGGGTTCGCCAGCCAACGGACTGCCGCACTCTTGACGACGGCAGCAAGCTGGTCGTTGGGCACGTCGTCATGAAAACCGTTGTCCCGCACGTACGCCCGCACCATGGCCTGCACGACGGATAGGACTGCCTCCACCTGGTCGGTGGTGGCGGGTCCCGGCATGAGGGCGGTGACGTCGGTGGGTAGCACTGCGGGCATTAGGCGGCGGTGAGCAGGGTGACGGCCTTGGGCTGCGTGAGGCCGACGTCGAACCGCGCCGTAACACGCACGCCGACGGTGTCGTAGTCGCCGAACGTTTGGTCGAGCAACGCAACTGACGGGTCCTGATCACGGGCCACCACGACGTGGGAGAAGTCGACCAGGGCCACCCGGGCCTTGCTGGAGACGTTCACGATGTTGTCGGTGATGATCACCGGGAGGCCGAAGAGTTGGAAGCCCACGCCGTTGGCGATGGTGTTGGGTTCGATGACATACCGGCGGTCACCGGTGCCCACCTTGACCTTGCGGATGGCCGCGAACGACTGGGGCGTCATCACCCAGTGGGTGGGGTTGACGTGGTTGCCTTGGGCGGCGGCGAGACCGTCGATGAGGGAATCGGGTTCGGCGAGATCGAGCACACCGGTTTGGATACCGGTCTGGCGAAGGATGCCCTTGATGGTGTCGGAGGTGCCTGCGCCGTCCCAGAGGGCGGCGTCGAGGACGTTGGACACGTCGGTGACGATGCGCTGTTGCACGACCGCTTCCAGGCTACCCACGGTATGGGTGGCCTGCCTGATCAGTTCGTTGCTCAACTTCGTCAGCGACTTGATGCCCTTGAGCGATGATGGGAGAAGCTGGACCTCGTCAAATGACACGTTGGAGTCGGTGATCTGGGCTCCGGCGGCGACGAACGCGGCGGTAGCACCGGACGCAACACGCGGAATGCGCAGCGGCCCAGCGGTATCGAAGATCTGGGGGCCTGCGGACAGGAACGTGGACGCCTGTTCGAGGGGGCCAACGAGGTAGTTCGCGACCTCATCGGCGGTTAGGGTCGGCTGAAGAGCGGCGGTCTGAATTGCCATGAATGTCCTTGATGGATAACGGGTTCTCAACCGTCACCAGGACGGGAGGGAGGGTGTGGGCGTCAAGCCCGGGTAATGCGTTCGCCGCCAGTGCGATTCGCTCACCTCAAGTATATGCCCTAAACCGACTGAGATAGCCGTCCAAGCAATGAGAACGGTTGTTCCGCTTGTCCGCGTTGCCCTTGCCCGACGTCGCCTCGTGGCGACCGGCCCAGGTGCGGCTTGGCGGTGAGTACGGCGTCGATGCCCGCCGTGAGGGCGTCGGGGTCGGAGAGGTGGTCCTCGGAGAACGGCAAGTCGTCGGCATCGAACAAACGGCCATCGGCCCGCACGAGTTCGGCATGTAGCTTCCGGGCGAGTTCGTCGGCGCGGGCCTCGGTGTCGCGGAGCTTCTGGCGGTAGTTCTCGCCTCACCCCTGATCTTCTCGACGTACTCGCGGTCGAACACGTCTGAGTCGTCCTGTGCGCTCTCTACGGTGTCGTCTGGGGTGGTTGCCTCGGCGGGGTCGGTTTCGTCGGCCTGCGGGGCGTCTGGAGCGTCTTCTGGCATGTGATAGCTCACTTTCGTTTCTTACGTACGGGTTTGGGTGGTGTGGGATATACGCCGAACTTCTGAATGCACGCGCACTGTGGGTGCGTCTGCTTCATCGGGTGGGTGGCGGGCCAGACCCGGCCATTCCGCGCCCAACGGGTGCACCGTTCGCACGCCCCGGCGTTGAGTTGGCGGGTCCAGCCGTAGTGCTTGCCCCGGGGTGCGTCGTGGCCTTCCACAGCCTGCATGACGGCCTGCTGTGCTGCTTGCAGGAACTCACTGCGGGCCATTCGCTCCACCCGCTCAAGCGGGTCACGGTCCCCGAGGAGGGTTCGGGCGGCGTCGAGTAGACGGTCGCCCTGGTCATCAGGCAGGACACCTCGTGCGGGCACCGGCCTACCGGTGAGTTCTTCGAGTTGTCGGAGTGCTCCCAGTTCACCGAGGGCGGTTGCTTGCGCCCGGGCGCGGTTCACCAATCCTGCGAGCCTGACGGCACGGTCGGCGCGGGTGATGTTCCTGCGGTTGGCGATCCTCCGGGCCTGACGGGCGACGTCCTCAGCAAGTCGTTCGAGTTCGTGTTGGAAGCGGTCGGCGGCGGTCACTGGTCACCGAGCTGAACACCTAGGCCTTGCCCGTCGAGCACTTCCGCGCGGCGGGCCTGCCGAATCAACGCGATCTCGTCATCGGAGTATCCGAGCTTCCGCAGCGCGTAGGACACCGGCAGGATGTTGCTTTGCACGAGCTTGGTCACGCTGTCGGAGAGTTGCGACTCCGAGCGGGAGTCGGCTGGACGCCACGACACCCGCATGTCGATGGTGGACGGCTTCTGCCCGGTATCCACGGCGACCAGGAGGCGGGCCACCTGTTCGAGTGCACGGCCCATCACGAGTTGGCGTTGTTCGCAGCGGGCCACGAGTGCCTGTTCGGATGCGCGGAGGCCATCGGCTGACGACGGCTGCGACGTCAGCACGCCGAGATAATGTGACGGCAAGCTGGACACGGCCATGATCTGCGACACCAGCACCCGAACGGCGGTCTCGAACCCGGAAAGCGTGGGCTCACTGAATGACCCGAACCGGGTATCGACGCCCTCGGAGATCGCCATCGGCACCGTGACCAGATCGTCAATAGGGGAGGTCACTTCGATGACGGGTTCACCGGTGACGCCATCAAGCACCGGGTTGCCGTCGTCATCTATCACCGGCTTTTCGATGAGGTCGACACCGGTAGCCCAACGCCTACCGAATCCCGCTGTGTGCGAACCGATGACGAGATCAAGTAGACACTTGTTCAGCGCATCGCACAGGGGTAGGACGTCGGTGATCTCGGAGCGGCGGTTGTCGATGGGCACCAGGGGGACCATCCCGAGGTTGTGCGGGATGGTCTCGACCAGATTGAACCCTGAGCCGGCCCCTGGTGAGGATGCCCGCCAGTGTTGGACCTCGTAGTCCAAGTAGACGTAGACCTCGGTCGTCTTCGCGGTGCGGAAGCGCTTCACCCCGGCGACGACTCCCCGGGTGCCGGGGTCGCGGAGGACGGCGCACTGGTCGGCGGGCTCCACCGACGCCACGGGTCGGCCATCACGCGCCCACACCAGGACGTAACCGCAGCCGTAGGCCAGTGAGTCGAAGATGGCTTCACCGATGGTCTGATCGAGGTCGCAGGCGGTCCACAGCGGCCACGCCCGAGGATCACTGAACCCGTTGGGTACTAGACGTTCTGAGATCGACTCGCAGACCAGTCGGGGCACGTTCACGGCCATCTTGATCAGGGAGGCGTCGAGGTAGCGCCGTGATGTGGGCGTGAGGAACGCTTGCGGGGGTTCGTTGTTCAGGTAGCGGGTGAGTTCACCGTGACGCGCCAGCGGGGCGTCAAGGGCCTGCAGGAGGTCGACTAGGAGGGGTGAGGTGGTCATCGGACTCCGATTACTCTTCGGCGTTTCGGTTTCTGCTGTGCGAGCCACGTGGCTCGTGAATGGGCCATGACGGCGCAGATGGCGGCGTCGATGCGGCCTGCGTGCCTGCTGCGGGACGTCTTGACGAACCGGCCTCCGCGTCCGTCGTCGGTGAGCACTGCGTTGCCCAGGTGTTCGGCGAGGGTGCGGTGCCCGGAGTGGCTGATCTGTCCGTTGCGGCACGCGGTGAGGAACCCCGACGTCGCCGCCGTCATCCGGGGCACGGTCTGCGGAAACTCCACGATGGGAACGCCCTCGGCGCTGAGTACCGCCATCGAGCGTTGCCAGCGGTAGGTGTCGGCGGCGACCTCGGTCACGCGCCACGTCGCGCAGGCGTCGCGGATGGCCTGTTCAACCTCCAGGATCGGGACGCGCCAGGTGTCGTCGGCCCGTGGGGGTCGCTGCCATACCCGCACAACGTCCAGGTGCGGCGTGGCCGATA